ACCAAAGGGCATTATTAGTTATGTGGCCCGAATCAGCCCCAGTGATGCCAAGTTATTACTGGACTTGAACCAGAAAAACCGAGCAATTAGCAAAGAAACGCTGAGAAAATACATCTCCGATATGGCAGACGGCGGGTGGAAAGATTCAGCAAGTCAGATCCAGATCAGCAGTGAGGGTAATTTGCTTAATGGTCAGCATCGGTTGCGAGCAATCTTGTCTTCCAATACAAGCCAGATATTGACAGTGACCGAAGGTGTCCCAGAAGAATCTTTTTCTGTCATGGATGTTGGCAGGGGGAGAACTCCGGCTGATGCTCTTAGCGTAATTGACACAAAAAATTATAATGTTGCGGCAAGTGCGATTAAATTGTGGAAAACATGGCAAGAAGGGTTTTACCCGATTGATATGACCACAAATCGTTTTAGACACGGCAATCAAAATCACTATTTGCGGAAGATGTCTAGGGCATCCCAAATCCAGTATGTTTTGGATTACGCAAATACTACTCCTAACCTTGAATACATTTGTGACCTTGCTAGGCAAACAAGCTTACAATACCGGCCCTTATCAAGCTCAGTTATTGGAGCCTTTCTTATTCAAGCTAACGAGATGGGACGAAACACATTTGAAATGTCAGTCGATTTCTGTGAAAAGTTGCAGTCAGGCGCAGGTTTAAATGAATCAGACCCAATTTTAGTGATGAGAAACAGAATCCAGAGTTGGATTTTAGGCAATGAATATCGAGGTTTTAGTATTGGGTATAAAATGAAAATTTTGATTCATGCTTGGAATGCTTGGGTGCGAGGTAAAAAAATCGCAAAAAGATTTACTCTAAAAGAGGGTAAAATGGAAGAAATGCTTGCAGTCAAGGAGGTGTGACTATGGAATTACGCAACGTAAAAATCGCAGTTATCAACGACCCTGAAATCATCAGCGAAAAATTCAAGAAACAGGAGTTTGTGGTGATCTATGATGAAAACCCGCAATATCCGCAGTTTGTAAAATTTGAGTTGGTCAACAAGTCGGTTGGTAAAATTGATGGATTTCGCCCCGGAGATGTGGTCGATGTGCTTTTTGATATAAAAGGCAAGAAGTGGGAAAAAGATGGGCAGACCAAATATTTTACTTCATTGCAGGCTTGGAAGGTCAGCGAGGTCGGTGAAGCAATTGACTTTGATGAACCCCCAAGCTTTGAGTGAAATGAAAAAGTCTAAAGCATCAACGGCAATGATGAGTAAAGAGCAATTTAGGGAAAAAGTTGAAGCCCTTGGAATGTCCAAATCTCAATTTGCAAGATATATTGGAGTTGATATTACGACAGTTTTTAAATGGTTTAAAGGTAATCATCCAATTCCAAAATATGCGGAAGTGTGCTTGGGTGTTATCTCGGAAGTTTGCCCAAAATGCAAACGCCCATATTTAATTAAATAAAAAATTGGGTAAGCACCAATTAGCACCAATTGATTTTGACCAAGAGAAAGGCCGTAACCTATTGATTTTATTGGTGGGTCGGCTGGGACTCGAACCCAGGACCACCTGATTAAAAGTCACTCGGCTTTTCTCTCTCCCCTTGCAAATACAGTCATTCTTAGCTACAACGAATCCGTAGCACCATTTCAGCACCAAAACACCTTTTCACCGAAAGGACGTATGCGACCAGAAGAACGGGTTGCCCCAGTGGTTTCACGGGGTATATGGGTAGGCCGCTTTCACGATTTTAAATCCGAAAAAGGCACTGTTAAGAAAGCCACACTTTGCAAAATTGCAGATGTGGAATATATGACCATGAAAGACGGGTCAAAGAGGAAAAGATCGAAGCGGCAAATCTTGAATGAGGTAGAGCGATTATGGACCCAGAAATATCAAGAGCTAAAGCAGGGGGCCTCACGGGGGCCTCATAAAAATACCCGCCTTAAATTTAGCGAAGCGGCCCAAGAATTTCTTGACGCAAAAGCCAAAACCAGAGAAAAAACTACTGTGGAGCATTACCGAGAATCATGCACCCAACTGATTGAGTGCTTGGAAGGAGATTTTAATGTCCACAACCCGCCCCGGAATTTTGACACCCAGTTTTGCGATTGGTTGCAGAAAAAAGGGATTTCCGATGCTTCAGTTAATTCCAGAATTAGAGATGTCCAAGCTTGCTTGAACTGGCTTTATAAAAAAAAGATTATTAAGACCAAATATTACCTAGAAAAATTAAGAGCCACTGACCCAACGCCGGGTAGGTTTACGGACCAACAATTGTTGGACATGATTGATTACATGGAACGGCGTATTAATCAGCCTTTTAGTGACCGGGAATATCAGATGGGCGTTTCGATGATGCGAGCATTTATGATGATGCGATACACGGCGATGAGGGCAGGCGAAGTAAGGGCATTGCCGTTGACCCGAATCCAGAATGAGATACATATAGCTGATTGTGTCGAAGCGAATTACAAAGTCAAAAGCAGAAAAGAAGCTTATTTGCCGATTCTCCCAGAGTTAAAGCCTTTTCTTGATAATGACCTTGCCCAAAGAAACCCAAACGAGAAATGGTATTTAGATAACGGCAACGGCAAAATTCATTGGGCCAGTGTCGGCGAGATGAGTCGCCCTTTTAAAAAGATGTGTGATTTTTTGGGGATTAAAGGGGTGAAACCTTTGCACGGGTTTCGTTCTACGGCTATTTCAAATCTTCTGGATAACGGAGTGTCACCAAGGATTGTTCAGGCTTTAGCCCGGCATGAAAAAATTGAAACTACAATGGGCTACCACAACGATACCAACCTTCAGATAGCCCCGCAAATAACGGGGCTGATCTAGTTTATGGCGGCTTTATGCCGCCTGTTCCTCTAAGACTTTTTTAGCTATATCTTGAACCTCAAGCGGGGTTACTACTGGAATCCCTTTTAGCTCAATTCTAAACCCTCTATCACTAGAAATATTAAAAAGCTTTTGCATTCTAGGATGTTGGTTATCAACGATGATTGACATCTGATAAACGCCCGGTTCGACCTCAACCAAGCTCTCAAGATGCCCACCACAATCTTTTATTTCACATTTATGAATCAACTCGCCAGTTTTTGGATTTTTTTGAGATAAAAATTCATTGTATTTATCTGCATTTGAAACTCCAAATTTTACTTCATGTCGTTCTTTCATGATTCCCTTTTATTTGGAGGGTGACGAAAAAGCCATGATCGGCGACTGTTTCTTGCTGGTTTTTTCCAAGATTTTGATTTTTGAATTTTATTCATAAAGCTCCATTTCCCATGCCCGTTTCGTTTGGGCGTTGTTCATGATTTAGCGATACGTTCCAGAGCAGTGCGGAACGCTTCTATTGTTTTTTCCTGCGAAGCAACCAGTGCTTCTAAATCTGCAATTCGTTTATGCAGATACTCATTTATTCCTGAAGCGTTAACCGCCCCGGAATCTGCTGTACCATTAAAAACATCTTCCAGACGTTTTTGATTATTTCTAGAAGGCCGTGACATCCCTTTTTCCCATTTATAAACAGAGGAACTAGGTGCGCCTACTTTTTCTGCAAGTTCTTGCTGACTCCATCCAAGATTTTCTCGCCGTTGCCTTATTTCTTCTGGTTTCATAGTGTTTTTTTAAAAAGTAGCTTCACAACTCAAACTACTGCACCTCAATTTTTTATAGGGGCTGTTTAGTGCGACTAACCCGATAATTGATGAACAGTCATTGGTGGATCTGATTTGTAGATTATCCATTTCATAATAAATGAAGATTCACGTTCCGTTTTGGAAAACCATTTATTTTCCCATTTGGTAGCAATTTTATTTCCCAGCGATCTGAAAGTTGGATGTGTAAGTGATCCATAAAGTTCAATCATTGTGCTGATTGAATCGATGCCAAATCTCTTATCAACACCAGTACCTCTGAAAATTTTATTGAGTCTTATCACCCAGTACCTCCTCGATTTGGTGGATGGAAAGCTATTAGTCTTGTAAAGAACCTATTGTTACTCTTTTTTCGCATATCAACCTTTCTAAGAATTATTATTAATAAAAAAAGTTACTTGACATATACTATTACAAGTAATAGTGTGTATCTAGCATATATTTTTACAAATACTTTTACAAGTCAAAAAATGACTATTAAAGAACTATTACGAAACTCAGGTGTCACTTTGCAAGAAGTGGCAGATGGTGTCGGCCTCTCAGTTTCAAAGGTCTGTCAGCTTTTGGACGAGGAAACCATCGACTCTGTTCGCCAACATTCGTTGGGTCTAGTGAGGGACAGAACAGAGTATTTGAGACAGGGGTTGAACGCTATTGAAGCAAAAGAGGGCATTGAAGCCCGGCCCCAACATGACTGACGGATATATCAAACTTCACCGAAAGATCGAAGACGATGAGCTTTGGCTTACCGAGCCATTTACAAAGTCTCAGGCGTGGATCGACCTTATTCTTGGAGCCAACCGATTGCCCGGAAAAGTGATGATCAGAGATATGTCGATTCAGCTAGATACTGGTCAATTAGCATGGTCGCAATTGACTATGTGTAAGAGGTGGAAATGGTCCCGTGGGAAGGTGAAAAGATACCTAAATTTACTCCAAAAAATCGAACGAATTTTAGTACAACCGATAGGACAGCACAGTACGCTCCTAACTATCTGTAATTATAAGAAATATCAAGTTGGCAGGACAACAGGCGAAACAAAGACGATACCGCAGGCGGGTCACAAACAAGAAAGTATAGTATTAGGTAGTATTGAAAATAATATTAAAAATAATATTATTTCCCCTACTACCTTGTCGTTTTGCGAAGAAGTTTTGAATGACTTAAACCAAACCCTGAATAAGAAGGGAAAAGGATTTCAAGTAAAAACATGGGAAGCAGAGATAAAGAAACTCCAAAAACTTGGACATACCCTAGAAGACTTTCAATCAGTTCATAGAAAGATGTTTGCGAAATGGTCAAACGACCCAGAAAAGAGGGATTACTTAAATCCTTCAACTCTATACAGACCCAAGAATTTTGAGAAATACCTTTTAGCACCCGAAGCCACTACTAGCACTCCGTTGAAGCCAACGAGAGCGAACCTAGATCAACGCAACCGAAATACCGCAGATGCAATCAGAAAAAAATATCTTGGAGGAGGACAACACCCAAGCAATTCTGACCGCCCTTCAAGCGATGTGCGCCAATTACCGGCAGGATCTGACCGAGGAAATGATGGCAACGTGGTCAGCGGGGCTTCAAGACCTTACTCCCAACCAGATCGCAGTAGCGACACTGCGGACAATCAAATCTCTTTCCTGTGAATATCCACCTTACTTTCCAAAGATCGCTCAGTTCCGTGAGCTTGTTGAGAGGGTCGAACCGGGCGGGGCGTTTCAGTCTCAGCTTAATAACCCGGAATGGAAGGGCTTGCCTGAACCCGATTGGGTCAATGAAGAACGGCATGAATTGGTTAAAAAAAATGTGGGCAGACTCATGGCAATGGTTAAAAGCGGAAAACCGATTAAGAAAGCCATTCCCTACAAGCACACTGGAATTGAGAACGGCAGGCAGTTTGAGATGTGGCGAGATGATGAAGGTTTGGATTGGGTTTATTTCCACGACCATCCTGCGAACTCTCGACCACCTGAATGGAAAACTGAAGCCCCGAAAAGGGAATCAGAAAAAGATCGTTACGAGAGGGTAAAGAGGGCGCATGGATATGAATGAGTTTGTGGAAGCACTTAGGGAAAACACGGAAGAAATGCGGAAATTAAACGAGCTACTCGGCCCGGCGATTAAGAAGACCGAAGCACTTCAGGAGAAACGTGCTGATGTCAAGCAGTTGAGAGCAGGGATTTCAAAACAGTTGGACAAGCTCTATGGCCCTCAAGCTAACTGACTGTCTGTACGAGAATGTGACTGTGAAAAGGCCGTGGTTTGCTCGGCTGGTCGAGGGCCTAGTTCCATCTAAGCCACCCAAAAAGGAGAAAATAATGAACAAGCAAAAGGATAATCATGGTTGATGTCGCTGTCAAGGATTGGTTCGAAGTTATTGAAAATATGGAAAACAAGGATTACCGGGACTATCCCGCAATCTCCAAATCTGACCTAGACCGAATCCACAAATCCATCGCCCACTGGCAAGCCCCTTCTCAGCCACCAACGGCTGACATGATTGAGGGGTCTGCGGCGCATTGCATTGTTTTAGAGACTGACAAATTCCACAAGGATTACGTTAGATCACCAAAATTTAATCGCCGAACTAAAGAAGGGAAGCTTGAAGCAGAAGCATTTGAGCTTAGAAACAAAGGTCGCACCCCATTAAACGAAGACCAGTATTACCGGCTCGAAAGCATCTACAACGCAGTTTACTCACATCCAACTGCGAGCAAGCTTTTTGAAAATGGCAGGGCTGAAGTTTCATATTTCTGGGAGCAAGATGTCTATGTCGAGGGGCAATTTCATAAAGTTACTTGCAAAGCCCGAACTGATTTTGTGACTGCTGAAAACAATGTTTTGGTGGATTTAAAAACAACAAGAGATGCTTCCCCGGAATCTTTCGCTAAATCTGTTGCTCAATATCGCTATCACGTTCAGGCGGCGTGGTATCGAGAAGGTTGGTATCGCATTCATGGCGAATACCCAGCTTTTGTTTTTGTCTGCGTTGAGAAAACCCCACCCTACGAAGTCGCTATCTACACTTTAGATGAGGGTTCGCTTGCTGAAGGTTGGTTGCAGGCAAAGTCAGACCTTGCCAAATACGCATTTTGGAAGGCAACGCCTGAATTGGAACGGGTAGATGGTTATCCAATAGAAATTACCGAACTAAGCCTGCCGAGGTGGGCGTTTAAGGAGAATTAAATGGACGGGAAACAACTGGTTGTAAAATTAGATGAGATGAAGCCGAAGTTTGCTAACGCTTTGCCGAGCTACTGCGGTTTTACTCAAGAACACGTTATTAGAACTGTGCTGACCGAGGTACAAAAATCACCGAATCTCATGAAATGCACTTTTAACTCTATCGCTCAAGCGGCCCTGG